ATGGCGTTCTTCACCATAGAGAAACGGCTCCGTAGCGACGGAACGGCCCGCTACCGTTGCACTGTCGGAGTGAAAAAGAACGGGAAATACGTCCATAGGGAGAATCAAACGTTCTCAAAAAACACCCTCGCCAAATCGTGGGGTGCTAAACGAGTGGCCAATCTCGAAGAGCATGGCATACCTGATAAAGCGCAGGAAGTCGCGCCAGCGTCCATCCTGACCGTTGGAGATTTACTTCAGCGGTATGAGCAGCACCCCAACATCAAGGTTGGTCGTTCGAAAAAAAGCGCTATAGCCGTCCTCGGACGATCCCCTATCGCGGATGTCAAACTCGCCGAGCTTAAGCCCTCAGATTTCATTTCACATTGCCAGATGAGGAAGGCACAAGGGATCTCACCATCAACGATTTCAAAGGATATCACTGAGCTTGGCGTTGCCCTGGAATCAGCAGCGCCTCTTTTCAGTATAAGGGTCGACCCAGCCCCGCTTGCTGATGCAAAAAAATGGCTGCGGAATATGGGGCTGATCTCCGCATCGCAAAAGCGTAGCCGGCGCCCGACCTCCGAAGAGATTAACCGAATATTGGAGGTATTAGAGAGGAAGGCCTTACGGGCTTTTTCTGGCGCCCCCTTTGACAAAATCTTTATGTTTTCAATCCTGACCTGTATGCGTATTGGCGAGGTTTGCCGCATCAAGTGGTCTGACGTAAGCGAGAGCCAGCGGGCGGTTATTGTTCGTGACAGGAAAGATCCACGCAAAAAGGAAGGTAACCATATGTCGGTTCCGTTACTGGGTGATGCCTGGACCATCCTGCAGTCTCAGCCGAAAAATGATGAGCGGATATTCCCTTACAATGAAAAAACGATTACCGATATGTACCGGCGTGTGAGGGATGAGTTAGGGATTGAGGATCTGAGATATCACGACCTACGCCGCGAGGGGGCAAGTCGTCTGTTTGAAGCGGGGTTCAGTATTGAAGAGGTTGCGCAGGTCACGGGCCACCGTTCACTGAATATCTTGTGGCAGGTTTACACTGAGCTATTTCCGAAAACACTGCATGAGAAATTTGATAAATTGCAGAAAGATAAAGGCATTAAGTAAAATCAACTACGATTGCTGGCATGAACACCCGCAGTCATCCTCGCCCGGCAGCTCTTGCATACGGTTGCTGGGTGGGATTTTACATCAAATCGTCATCCTTGCTTCATGCAGTGTGCTATCCGGGAAATCTTTATAAATCGTCTTCACCCCCTCCGAGCACATAGGCCACAGACACAATGTTTTAACTGCTCAGACCAGAAATATCTGGAAGCTTTGGGCGTCTTCTTGGAAGATAGGCGTGTGCGAAGACGCACACAGCAATGATGTTATGTAGTATTTTCCCCTTGAGTGTGCCTGCTCAAGGGGATTTTTTATCGCCGTATTGTACTGGCAAATATTTGTAAATAGTCTTCACCCCCACGCCTGTCACATCGGCCACACGCTACTGGACAGGCGCTTAGTCCGGTATGTTTCTCGCGCTACTACTGCTTACGTTAACGTCTGGTAATGATCTAGCGGCGCGACGTAAAGCGGCGTTGAAAGCAATTATAGTGACCGGCCGGCGATGGTACTTCACACGGTTAGAATGACTCTGAAATAAAAAAACATCTTCTGGATAGCGTTCTCTTCTACGAGCAATCATCGCCTCCACTGGAGGGGTTGATTTAACACGTAGCTCCTTCAGGTGACCCTGTTTTCGTATCAGTATCAAGTCACCATCAATTTCATCATATCGAATACTCAGCAGCCTTCCAGCGCTTAAACCCGTGTGAAAAATTAACGCCCACAAGTCAGCCCATGTATCTGAGATGGAAACAAGATTGCTGTTAATAGTTAAAAATTGCTCAAAACTTATTGTTTTCTTACCGTTCACGAACAAACCAAACTGTTTTCAAAGCTGAATGAATTGATTAAGCCAAACGTAACATATCAGGAAAAGTAGTGAAATCTTTGTCTTCAAGTCGCCGGGAGGTACTTGTAGATTGTTTTCACGTCCACGCCTGTCACATCAGCCACCTGCTGCCGGGTAGCGCCGTTCTCCAGCATTCTGCGGCACCGCTCCACCAATTCTTCTGTCATTATCCGGCGGCGTCCGCCGACTCTCCCCTGCTCCCTGGCAGCGGCTAAACCGGCGCGGGTACGCTCCACTATTAACTCGCGCTCCATCTCCGCCAGGGCGCTCATAACATTCAAGAAAAAGTGCTGCAGTTATTACAAACATGATATCAGTGTAGCAAGTGCAAACAATGCCGACACAATGCAACCAATGCAACCCCCTCAGATGTGCTCCCCATAGTCCTTAGCACTCCTGACCGCCTCTAATGACACACCTGTTACCAAAATTTTATTTCTTGTTGAAATTTGTAATTTTTTTTACTAAATTAACTCACTGATGTAACAATTCCGTGTCAATAATTAAGGGTTAATGATGTTAATGAAAAAAATTAGAAAAAAGCTACTGGCATACTACTCTGAATTAATGTGCTCCCTTAAAAGAAACAATAATGTTATTTGGCTTTCTTTGGGAGAAAACTGTTTGCCTGATGACATCTTAAAAAGGCATCATAAAAAAAGTTATAGTTCGCTTTATGCTTCAGGAAGATCAAATATTGAATATGCCACCCAGATGGAAAATAACAACTACAATCATTTGCTAGATAAAGATAATTTATATTTTGCCAAAGTTGGCAATGATACAGTTGTCAGATCCTCTCTGTATAATATAAGCTCTCAACACTATAGCGAGTTGCATTTGAACGGCTTTGAGTTCACACACCACAACCCCCTAGATAATGTAGATCACAGATTATCCTTTGAGCGTCGCATTAAAAGAATGATTGAAGGAAAAGGAAAGCAAAATTTTGTATTCCTTTATCACCATAGAATTTGCAACAATACAAACCTTGAGAATGCAAGAAAACACTTAAAGGAATTTCAAAAAAAATATCAAGCAGGTGAAAAAAAATGCTTTATAATTTTCTTCTATCAAACGTTGACTAAAAACAATGAACAAAGGCAGCTTAAGTTAGTTAACTCAGAAGATAATATATTAGAATTTCACCTTATAACTCAACATATCTGGGCAGGACATGATAAGGATATTTTTTGGGCAAGAGTTGATGATGATCTTATAGGGCGCATGATTACAGAATCAGATAACCATATAAACAAGCTCATTAATTTATGAAATCAACCTGCTTAGCCTCTAAATTATCAACATAAAATATATTTTCCGTAATAACATTTTTTTGAAAGCGCCTTCCCTGGCGCTTCCTTTATGAGAGCAAATCAAACTGCGCAATCATATCAGCGTCACTCAGCGCCGAATCGAACAGTACGGCTTTCTGCAGCCAGCCGCCCCAGAAGCCAGAGTTTGACACTGTAGAACCAGAAACGGAGCTGTTTCTGCCCAGCATGACGTAATCAAATTCCGGACATCCGGTCAGCAGAGTTTCCGGGCTATCGGTCATGCCGCTGTATACTTTCAGCACCCCGTTGTTCAGGGTGATCATCAGCGCATATTCACCGTACTGAGAGAACATTTTTCCGGTAAACAACGTTTTCGGGCGAAGGTAATCGCTCATCTTCGGATCTTTGGCCCATTTCTCGGTCAGGTAATCAACCACCAGCATCAGGTCTTCAGGGCTGTAATCCTCTGAAAGTCGCCCTCGGATGTAACCCAGCGTCGTTTTGGTCTTTCCGCTCTTCCCGTAGTTCGAGTTAGTCATCTTGTTGAAATGATCCAGAACGATAAACGCCGGATCAGGCTCGTCTGGTTGCGGCGCAACCGGACAAGAGTCTTTACCTGTAATCTCTGTAGTACTCTCTGTTGTAATCTCTGTAGGATCATCAGGTCGTTTTGACCCGATGAGAGCGGTTCGTTTTGACCTGGTGGAGCGTTTCACATTGACCTCTTCCATCGTGTCATTTTGACCTGATGGAACAGCGCATTTTGACCCCTTCGATTTGGTCACTTTGACCTCATCTAAAAGCTCACTCTCATAGTTGATCGTGTAGTAGTTGGTCATGTCGCGCTGGGACTTGTTCAGTTGTTCGATTTTGAGCACTCCCAGGCTCTTCAGGCGGGTGAATGTGCGCTTCAGCGTGGACTCTGACCAGAACGGGAACTGCTCCAGCCACTGCTCTGTGGTGTTATAGATCCACCGCACACCGTCACGCTCCAGCCCGGAGGTTGTCTCCTTCAGCCAGTAATTCACCTGCTGTAACGCAATGGCTTCATTCAGGCCAATGCTGTACGCAAGGTCAGGATTGATGACTATCGGCCTTGATGGCATTAACAGGCTCATAAGACCCCTCTATTTCCCTGAATTTTCTTCTGAACTGCTCGATGGGACTGAAGCACTCATGCTCGTACCCTTCCCGCAGGTATATAACGCGTTGTGTCTGGGGCTCCCAGCGGATGACTCGGACCGGGACACCGTAGTGATCTCTGAACCATCGGTTAAGTTCTCGCATACGCTCCCCGCCTGACCGTTAAAGTCCCCTACCACCCACTGAGCAAACTGGTAGCAGACAGGCTCAAACCCGCCTGGTACTCTTACCCCATACACGAACTGCACCGGGCCTGCTCCACCAGGAACCGGACGCGCTACAAGTTGCGACCTGCGGTACTGTGTTGGTAAACTGTTCATGCGTTAGTAATCTCCACTGATAACGACACGCCACGACGCCAGAGGCTGCAACCTGCTGGCGTCACTTCTTTTTGCGTGCAAACAACGTGATAATTGCCGCGATTTCTTCTTCACGTGCTGCCAGATGGCGGCGGTGATGTACCATGATTTCTTCTGCTTCATGTCTTTCGATAACCCCATCATCAAGAGCCTGCTCGATAATCTGATCAACCTGCCCCCTGGCTGCTGAGGTACGCATTGCACGACTAAACAGGTCTACACGATCCAGTTCTTCAAGGTGCGGCACATCCACCAGCAGAGCACCACGGCGACGGGCGAAGTAATCAGCTAGTAACGAGGTGTTTGAAATGTCCTCCATCGCTTCAAGTTCACTTACTTCGAAGAAACGGCAGCCATTTTTCTCGTAAAGGTTGTTGTTGAACTGTGTAACTGTCATTCCCAGGGCACCAGCCATTGCTTCACGACCTCCTGGATATGTTTTACACATCGCTTTCACAACTTCTTTTAGGTTCATACCTACCCCTTTGATATTTGGTTTGTAGTTACTACTTGCCTGTTGAGGCGGTAGACTTTTTGTAAAGTTCAGGACGAAAAACCAGCTTTCCGTCAGTTCTATATGCCGCTTCAGCAGCGCGACCTTTAGGGATTAATCCCCCTGGTCTTTTTCGCCATAAGTAGAAGGCCTCGGTGGATACAGAAAAAAAATCTGCGGCTTTACTCGGGGTCCCAAAGTACTCTTCAAGCTCTGTTGTCGTCATACACCCTCCTAAATTTATTTAGATATTACGACCTAAACTATTTTTGGTCAATTAAAGCTAAGATAATTTAGTTTTTGATGACAGGTGGACAACAGTGAACACATTTGGAGCGCGGCTTAAGACATTAAGAAGAGAGAGAAAGCTGACACAAAAGCAGCTCGGCAAGGTTGTCGGCGTAAGTGATGTAACCATTGGTTATTGGGAAAAAGATCAGAACATGCCTGGCGGTGTGTCATTAACAAAATTGGCGCGGTTTTTTGGTGTGTCTGAGGATTTCCTACTAACTGGAAAGGAAGAGAATTCGAACGTTTCTCCTTCCATAGCTGGAGCGTTGCAAGTCCCCATTATTAGTTGGGTACAAGCAGGAACATGGACATCTGAGAGTGACGCGAGAAACCTGGAAGGGGCTATTGATTACATCTTGACTAATGGACTCCATTCCTTCGGAACATTTGCCCTTAAAGTAAAAGGGAAATCAATGGAGCCAGAATTCAAAGAAGGAGACACAATCATTGTCGATCCTGATTTATGTCCCGGCCCTGGTGATTATGTCGTGGCTAAAAACGGCAGTGAGTATGCAACTTTCAAAAAGTACAGAGCAAGGGGTGTCAACGAAGATGGGGAGGATGTTTTTGAACTAGTCCCGCTAAACCCTGATTTTGCTACTTTAGATTCTTCCGTAGAAAAAATTTCCATCATAGGTGTTGTCGTTGAGCATCGCCGACAAATGCGTCGCTAACTCCCTTCCCTCAATCATAGAAAAGTGAATTACTAAAATTATTTAGTTTTTCACCTTGACTATAAAACTAAATTATTTTAGATTTATTCCATCAACAACATGAAAGCGCACTCCCTCTCCTTCCACTGGTGGGGATCGGTTTGTAAGTCGTCGGAGTGCGCTTCCAGTTGTGATGTGTACAAGCGTACTGCAGCGCCGGTCGACGCAAAGACCCGGAAATCGACTGAGCAACAGCAGCTGGTTGCCAATACCAAAACGGAGCGGCGGGAAGTAAGCAGATTAGCGATCTGGTGTCACAACCCTTGTTAACTTGCTGTGTGTAGTCTTGGCGGTACCAGTTCATTTCCCTTTCTGGTACTGCCCTTTTTACACAAGACACGAGAGCACCACCGGGTGACGGGCTCATAACCCAATCCTCTCGGGCTGATGCAGCAGCATGGTGCTCTCCTGTGTTGTGTGGAGATAACTAACCAATCCTTTGCAGAGGACATAGAAATGAAATTATCAAAGTTACGTAACGCGATTGTTTATCGGGCCACCTTGCCCAGCATCGAAGCTGTTGAAGGTCACCTGCACGAACTGCCCTACACTGAATTGGGTGAAACGGAATTTGCACGGTCGTCTTTCGTTCCTAACCCACTCACCGGCGAACTGGTGACACCGATAGCTGGCGGCTATGCCATCGTTGTACGCCGTGATGAGAAGATCATTCCTCAACACGTCGTGATGAAAGAAGCCAATGAACGCATCCAACGCATCGAATCTGCATGCGGTGAAAAACTGAAACGTGCTGACCGTAACAACATCATTCAGGATGCCAAGGTGCAGCTTTGCAAGCAGGCGTTTATCAAATCATCCCTGGTCCTTGCGCTTTATAACACTGAAGAAAAACTTCTGATCATTAACACCGCCAATAAAAATATTGCGGGGATGGTTGGAGCAATGCTCGTTAAAGTGATCGGTTCAGTAAAAACTGTCACGATCAACATCAGCGATATTAAAAATGGCCTTACAACCCGCCTTAAAAGCCATCTGGACGGCGAACAATCAGCATTTGCCGGGTTTGAGGTCGGTGATTATGTCCAGCTGTCCCGACTGGCAGATCAGAAAGAAGTTATTCGCTACTCTGCAGAACATACTTCCGTTACCAGTGAAATTCTGGAGAGCCTGAATACCGGTTTCATCGTCGATAACATGGAGTTAAGAGGCTGCGGTGTCTCTTTCCTGCTTACCGATAAATTCCACTTCCGGCGTATCGACACCCAGGATAATGATTTTTCTGATGATGAAGATAAAGCCTACCGCTGGCGCCACCAGGCAGGTACTGACATGTTCCAGTTCTGCAAAGTGATTAACCAGCTATGTGATTTGCTCGCCTACAAAGAGCCCGAAGAACAAAAACCAGCAGCCTGATTAGAACAGCAGCAATTACCCCATTCTCATGGGTTGGGTTGCTGCACCCTAAATAGCGCGTTGCAGCGCGTCAGTTGGAGAAAATGACATGCACAAAACAGCACAGCAGCTGATTCGTGAAGCATACGAGGCCGCTAATGGCCTTCCACCAGCATCAGCGGCACTTTTAAAAGAACTGGCGTCACGCCTTGATATTTCTATGGCGGCCACCAGCCAGGCTTGCGATGAACGCTCCGCCGCAATCAACACCCTAACAGCTACCCGTATTAACAGTGGGTGTCCTGAAGGCGTTGATGTTCAGGATTGGGTTAAGCAGCTGGTTGCGGAGAATGTGACGATGATTCGCTTGCTGACCGATATCAGCGAGAACCACGTTGAATATTTCTCTGAAGGCGAAGACGGAATGTTTGCCGGTGTTCCACTGGATTATGTGTCCGAAATCAACATGTACGTTTCTCGCGACGTTAACGCAGAGAACCCATTCCCAGCGACCGACGCTTACCTGGCCGGGATTAAGGCTGAAGGAGCTACAGCTGCAGGTGATTATCTGAAACTGAACGCACAGCATATGTCAGAGGACGAGCGCTTGAGGATGCAGGATGCGGCAGAGATCTGCTACGGAACTGCGTCCAAGCTTCGCGAGGTATCCGCTAATGGCTAACTCCTTCAAGCAGATGTTTAAGAGCGCCCAGATTAAACGCCCTGATGGCCGCATGATGATCAGAATCGACGATATTCACATCGTTGATGGCTTTAACCCGCGTGACTACAACTCTGCAGAGTGCAAGGCTGACGATGAAGACCTTTTCCAGCACCTGAAATCTGGCGGAGCGGTACCCCCTATTGAGGTCAAAGCTCTGGATTCCGGTGGCGTTTGGATTGTCGAAGGTCATCGTCGATATCGCGCGTTCCTGCGCTGTCGCGAAGCTGGTCTTCCTGTTGATTGGATCACCATCGCTCAGTTTAAGGGCAGCGACCTGGAAGCTCAGGCCCACGTTATGCGCTCGAACCGACAACTAAAGCTGAGTCCGATTGAGAAAGCAGCCAACCTCAAAAAAATGGCAGCATTCAATATATCGAATGGCGAAATAGCGGAACTTGTCGGCCTGTCCGTTGCAACGGTAGAAAAATTGCTGGCACTGAGTGTCACCGACCATGCCGTCCAGCAGACCGTTAAAAATGGCGAGGTATCTGTTGATGTCGCTCTGCAGCGCGTTGAGGAGTTCGGTTCAAAAGCCGCAGAGAAACTCGAAGAAGACAAAGCCAAAGCTGCTGCCGCAGGCAAGAAAAAGGTCACCAGATCTCTCATTACCCCGGAAATCAGCGTCAAGAAAGCCCGCCGCCTGGTTGAGCTGATTACTCTCGCCGGTGTTGACCCTAACGGCACCATTTCACTGGAAGGATTTGTCCTGGCTGAAGTGCTGCAAATCGTAGAAGAACAAAAAGCCATTGCGGCTAACCGGGGGTAATCATGGATTTTGATCCTGACCATTACAGCAAATATACGCTACGCCGGTTAGCTGCCCTGTTTGATGCGATCTGCTGGGTACTGATTGCCATTGTAACTGTTGGTATCTGCTTGCTTATTAAATGGTGGACGTCATGAGTAAATCACTTAAATCTCGCTGCATTCGGCGCTGGGAAGTTGAATTTAAAGGCCGCTGCGACTCGAAATTTAGCATGGTATGGCGCAAGCGCGACCTGCGCGGTTATATCCGCAGCTGCGCTCTGACAACAGCAGATTGCATGGTTGACCAAATGGCATCACGAAACGCCAAAGTTGATTTTGACGGCGTCGCGCACGGCTGGTCGCCAGAATTCGCAGCCTGGTACAGCGAACGTCGCAACCAATACCATAAACAGGCGCTGGATTACCTAAACCACCACGCCACCCCTGACGAAATCGACGAAGAGATCGAGAGCGAATTGGAGTGCTGGAATGACTGAGCGCGGAATGATTTTTAACGGGGAGATGGTGCGGGCGCTGCTGGATGGTCGGAAGACACAGACGCGACGCCCAGTGAAACTCCCTCACACCGATAGAGATGCAATGTGCGAACTGTCCGGCAATGAATTAGCTGGTGAGTTATCGGCTGGGAATTACAGAAACAGTCCCCACGGCAAGCCAGGTGACCGCATCTGGGTGAGAGAGACATTTCAGGGGCCGCTATTCGATTTCGACCTGATGGATATCTATTGCAAAGACTCAACTCCTTTTGAGACGCCAGAGTTTTGTGTTTACAAGGCTGACGGCGTGCCGGCGCCCGAGTTTTACGATGCCGATGATGAACTGCATTGCCGCTGGCGCCCATCAATCCATATGCCGCGCTGGGCCAGCCGCATTCTGCTGGAAATCACCGATGTGCGCGTGGAGCGGCTGAAGAGTATCAGTGACGGCGATGCGATACGCGAAGGGTGCAGTACCGCCGACATGAAGAGTGGCGATTGCGCAGCTGATGTGTTCGCGCGCTTGTGGGCATCCATCTACGGCGAAGAAAGTTGGCAGGCCAATCCCTGGGTTTGGGTCATCGAGTTCAAACGCGTTGAAGGCGGTGCAGCATGAAAGTTAAAACAGCAAATCTCAGTGGTGTGCAGCTTGATTACGCAGTTGCGTGCTCTATCAATATGGGCCAGCCAATACTGCACGTCACCTCGGAAATGTTATTCGTTGAACTGGCGATGAAAGTGTTTTCGCCTTCCGCGAAATGGGACCAGTGCGGTGAGTTGATGGAGAAATACTCTATCAGCTGTTACCAGTCAGCAGACCCGGCGACAGGAAAAGTCTATCACTGGGTTGGGGTTAATGAGCTTGTAGCGCCAGGGAAGCGGCGTGGGCTCATTGCAGATAATCCACGTGCGGCTGTATGCCGCAGCCTCGTATTCACAAAGTTTGGCGATGAAATTGAGCTTCCTGACGAACTGGAAGGTGCAGCATGAGCAAGCGACGCTATACCAACGAAAAGCCACGCATTGAGAAAAAAATTAACACCGCTGCCATGAGGATTTTGATTGCCCTTATGCCACGCCAATACCGACAGGAGGCATGGTCGCGTGGGGAGGGAATGATTTACTCAACTTGTGAATGGTATCAGACCTGGGAGGTCGTCACCGTTGACTATTGGGGTGAGGCCGACAGCAAAGAAGCGTTTGATATTCTCCATGACCAGTTAATTCTCGAAACCACTGATTGGGATGGCATTGGGCATGCGTATGACATCGAAAACTCTACCGATGAAGAAGTGGATAAAGAACAGTTTTATTCCCCATGGAGGTTTGGCAAAAAAATTGGCCGCGCTGAGATTATTCGTCACTGCCGCCAGTTGGTGAAAGAAGGCGTGAGATGGGAGCGTGCAGCATGAGCATCATCAAAGGCCAGCTGATTAGCAGCCAGCGTTATCTGGACAGGTCTAAAGTAACCCATCGAGCACTACGCTTTAAACGGTTCATTGTGGCCGTCTATCCCATAGTGCTGCGTGGGGTTCAGTACACCATCCTGATGGACGGACATCACAACTACGCAGCAGCAAAGCTGGCTGGCGTAGAGCCTGATTTCCGACCGGTAGCTAAGAAGGCGATGAAAATCATTAGTGGAATACCAGACCGCGAGCGTGAAGCCTTTTTTATCAACAATATTACCGATAGCCATTATTACTACGTAGAAACCGGAGACGTAGTTCAGGAGCTTCTATTGCCTGATACGTCCCACAAATTTCAGGGGCACGCCGGTAATCAATGGATTTTTGGCGGTGCATCATGAGCCTTAAACATCGACTACCTGAAATCGAAGCCAGCATTGACCCGGCGGACCTGCGCGCTGCAGCTGATGAGTATTCCGATCTGTTGCTGACTCTCTGTCTGTACATGAAGATTTCTGGCCCTACCCATGTGAATGTACGCGCCTGCGCCACTGAACTGAAGAAGCGCCTGACGACCTGGCATAGCCAGAGGGAGCTCAACGCGATTCTTTCCAGTTGGGATCCGGTTGGCTATGTGCTCGGCCTGCGGAGAGAGGCGAACGATAACGCACGTGCTGCCGGTGACCCTGTTGACGTTTTTGTGTGAGGTGGGTATGAATACAATGTTTTTGTTAATGGCTGAGTATGGGACCGCCACCGTGCCGTTAGGCCAAGTGTGTGAAAAGTATTTTGGGCTGAAGCCGGCTACAGCGGAAAAACGCGCTGCTATGGGTGAACTCCCTATTCCAACCTTCCGCGCAGCAGAGAGCCAGAAAGCCCCGCGCATGATCCATATTCAGGACCTTGCGAACCACATCGATGCGCAGTTGAAAAAAGGCCGCGATCTGCTGGAACAGATGAAATGCGGTGGTCAGTGA